ATCTATTTCTGCTTGATTTTGATATGAGCTTTCTGTTAATTGGAAACCACTTTGCGAGAATTTTTCTTGGGCTTGCCTTGCTGCTTCATTCTGTTGTGCAGCAGTTAATCCTAATTTAGAAGCCTGCTGTCTAGCTTGTTCTCCTGCCTGATATCTTTGTAAATCTAATTCTGCTTGACCTTTGAAAGATTGTTCAGTCATTTGGAATCCGCTTTGAGAGAATTTTTCTTGAGCCTGTCTAGCAGCCTCATTTTGTTGTGCAGCATTTAAACCCAACTTAGCTGCTTCTTGTCTTGCTTGCTCACCTGCTTGATATGCAGATTGTCTAAATTTCTCTTGTGCTTGTCTTGATGATTCTGTTTGACTAAATGCAGATTGTCTAAACTGTTCTTCAGCTTGTCTTGCTGCTTGATTTTGTTGTCTAGCATCCATACCCATTTCTGCTGCTTTTTGTCTAGCTGCTTCACTAACTGAAAAAGCTTGTTGTTGCATTTGTTCTTGTGCTTGTCTAGCTTGTTCACCAGCAGTAAATTGTTGTAAACCAAATTTAGAAGCGTCTAAGCCTGATGCTCTTTCTGCTGCTAGTTGTTGTTGTGCTGATTGGAAAGCTGCTTGGCTACCTTTAGCTTGTATATCACTTAGTTGTGTACCTAAATTACGCTCACGTTCTGCTTGCATAATAGCTTCACGATAACCACCTAAACCACCAGACATAGCTGCTGCATCAGCAGTTTTATCACCCATCATTTCTGATTGTCGTGTTGCTTCTCTTTTTTGCACATCAGTAACAGCTTGCTGATATGGAGACATAAATCTATTTATGTTTTCTTCATATCCTAACTGTTGAAATTCTGGTCCAACTTGACCTGCTTGATAGCCTGATTGTCTTGCAAATGGATTATATGTAGAAAAATTATCTTGTGCTTGATAACCAGATTGTAATCCTTGTGCACCAAAACCTAATCCTAAGTCACGAGCTTGATATCCAGAACCAACTAATCCAGCTTGATAGCCAGGCTGATATGATTGTGCATCGTAACCTTGACTAACTTGTCCTGCTTGGTAGCCAGAGCCAACTAATCCTGCCTGATATCCTGGTTGATAATCTTGTGCATCATAGCCTTCTCTTTGTTGTCCTGCTTGATAACCAGAGCCTACTAGTCCTGCTTGGTAGCCTGAACCATATCCTTGTGCATCATATGTATCGCCTAAGTAACCAGCTTGATAACCAGACCCATATGGTCCACCTAGTTGTGCTGCTCTTTGTGAGGCTAATTGATATTCTTGAGGAGTGCCAGCTTGTGCATAGCCTCTTGTCATACCCTGTGATGCTAATTCATCAGGAGAAAAATAAGCTAATCTTTCACCTTGATAAGGTGTGTATTGTTGATTAGATTCAGCTTCTCCTCTTTTAAGAAGTCGCTCAAAATACGGTTGAACGTATTCTGGTAAATCTGTTTGTGTTACTGTTGTTTCTGTCGGTGCTGATGAACCACCACCGCCTTTAAAATATCTCATTATTCATTGTCCTCAAATTCATATTCAAAGAATACTGCTGTTTTTTTCCAATCTTCTCTAGCTTTAATCCAGTTCCAAAATCCTTCTCTACCAACGCCTTCTATACCAGCACAGTCATTAGCTTTAGCCCATTTATATATAACTTTAAGCCCTCTATCAGCCCAGTCATTCATCTTCTTACCAGTTACATGGTCAATGTTTAACATTCTTTTGCCAGTAGGATATTGATTTATTTTTGTAATGGCACATCCAACGATGTCCAAACTACCCTTATCAAAGATAATCCATAATGAAGCTCTGTTATTAAGGCAATCATAAAATACATCTTTAGGTGTACTTCTACCATTAGAGCGTTTGCAAGATTTTTCTAGAAATTTTTCACATTGTTCCCATACAAGAGTCATCTTATCGCTAGGCATTAACGATATTTCAAAACCTTCTTCTACTTCTACTTCTATTTTTTCTGCTACTTGATTCATGCTGGTAATACCTTTTGTGGATTAAGTGGTGGAGCTTGTGTTGTTCCGCCAGTTTTAGCTTGTCTAACTCTATCCATCATATTATATAACTGTTTAGAGCCTGCGTCTGAACTACCATCACCTAACATAGATACAACATCTGCTGGAACTATAAACTCATCTTGCGATACAGCTATCTTTTCTTTATTGCCTATAACACCTGGTAAGTCATCAGCCATTCCGCTATTGCCATCACCTTGTATTAAGCCTTCTGTCTGTGCATCTGGATTACCTGCTGCTTGTTTTAAGATTTTATCTCTTAAGAACATAAACTGTTCAGCACCATATTTCTCTACGAAAGCATTGATTGCATTTTCATTATCAGTTTCACCAAGAATAAACATAATTACATCTTGTGTTACTGGGTCTTGCATCATATCTGTTTGACCGCCTTCTTGATAACCCATTGCTTCTACAGCTTCTCTACCTTTTTCTGTTTTAGATAAAGCTTCTAAGCCTTCATTAGGTAAGTCAGTATCTCCACCTGCTGCAAACATAGGTGCTCCAAAAATACCGCCTCTACCACCACCTGGTCCACCAATGGACATAGGAGGAGGATTGTTACCTACATTTTGTGGTGGTGCTGCTGGTGTAGGTACTGCACTTATACCACCCATAGCTGGTCCTGTTGGTATTTGTCTACCAGTATTACTTGGAGGAGCTGTTGGTCCTGAAGGTAAATTATAATTACCTATATTAACTGTTTGCATTTCACCATTTAAATTAGGTCTAGTAACAGCAGTCATTTCTACAGGCTCTTGTACAGGTCTAGGTGCTTGAGCTATAGGCTGTGGCGTTGTTACTGATTGAACAGGAGGTGCTATAGGAGGTGGTGCTATAGGTTTAAATTCAGATAAAGGCTGTTCCATATTTCCAGTAATGGAATTAAGAGTAGGTTCTGGTAAAGTTCCTTGTATATCTGTATTTATAGATGCTCTTAAATTTGGTTGTGCTATTGGATTAAACATACCTTTATTTCTTTCAGCTATTTCTTCTTCACTTAATAATGGATTTCTTTCATAGTAATTAGCTGATGCTTCTGGATTAGAATCTAAATATTCTTTTAATTTATTTCTATATCCTACATCTGTACTAGAACCTTGTTTCATTAATCCAGTTACTGGGTCTGTATAGAATCTTCTATCCATAGTGCCCATTTGAGGTCGTTGAGGTGCATCTGGGAACATATCAAAGAATGATTGTGTAGTTGGTTCTGGTGCTGGTGCTTGTATAACAGATACTGGGTTTTTAATTGGTGCAGGACGTGTATTTTGCATTGGTGGTTCTATTCTTAAATCTGCCATACCACCGCCTGGTCCGCCTATAGACATAGGTGGCTCTGGTCTTTTCATAGGTGGAGCCATAACAGGTGGTGCTATTGTAGGTGGAGCTGGTGGATTAAATCTAAATTCTTCTTCAGGAGTCTCTACTGGTCTGCCTATTGACATAGGAGGTGGTGCAACTGGTTCAGGAACAGGAGGGACAAATGGTAAAGGCTGTGCTGCAACAGGTGGTCTAACACGAATAGGTGGTTCAATTGGTGCAGGTGGTTGAGGTCTACTATAGTCAGGTATTGTTACATCTGCTCCACCTTCAATAGGTATTGTTATTGTAGGAGGTGGTGTAACTATAGGAGGTGTTCCTGGTTTGCCACCAAAATCCATATCTCCAGGAGGTTGTATACCAGGTCTAGTATTATAAAAACCTGGCTCTCCTCCGCCTGGAATATTTATAGGAGGTGTTATAGGTGGCTCTGCTGGTCCGCCTACAGGTGGATTAATAATAGGATTAACAAAATCATCTGGTGGTGCTATAGGGTCAGGATTTGTAACAGCTCCTTTACGCCCAAAGCCACCATCAACAGGTATATCTATTGGAGGAGGTATATCACCACCGCCTGTTCCACCGCCATCATCAGGAGGTGTTCCACTATCATCTGGTGGTGTTTCTACTGGAGGTGTATATGGTTGATAAGGTTGATAAGGCATAGGCATTTGTGAAAATGCTGCATATGGATTAATCATTTGTTGCATTTGTGGAACGCCATAGAATCCTTGATAGCTAGGTGATTGCATAAATGGATTGCCATAACCACCAAACATTGGAGGTGGAGGAGTATATCCAGGTCCACCTTCATATCTAAAACCACCACCAGGAGGCATAGGTTGTATACCACGACTACGACCATCTCTTTGAGAGGTTCCTAATGGGTCATATCCTAATGCTGTAGCACTTGGATTCATGCCTTCAAAGTAAGAATACTCAGGCATAAAACCTGGCATAAAACCACGACCTATTGGTCTAGTTCTTCTTTGTCTAGGAGTGTTAAATACATTAGAACTATTTTGATATGGATTATTATATGAATTATTATTTCCACCGCTATATCCACCTGAAAAATTATAGCCACCAGTATTATAACTATATGGATTTTGACCTAAATTATAATTATCTATATAAACATCTTCTATAGGATAATCTTCACCTGTTTGACCACCTGGTTGAAATCCTGTTCTACCTCCTGAAGCCATTGGTATTTGTTCAGGGTACATTTCATACATTTTTCTTTTACGTTCTTCTTCATCTAATCCCATTTGAGCCATTTGTCTTTCAAACTCTTCTTGTGACGCTATAACACCTTGTGCACCTGCTGCTGTCCCTGCTACCATTCCACTAGGAGTCATTGCTGCTCCTGCTAAATTTTTCATGCCTTCATCAAATCCACCGCTAAATATTCTAGAACCTGTGTCCATTAAACTTGTTTGTGGAGTTATTGCAGGAAGTGTTGTTGTAACTGGAGGTGGTGTAGGTAATGCAGGTCCAACAAAAGATGGGTCAACTGTTGGTGTTGGTGTTGATGTAATTACTTCTGTTGGAACACCTTGTGCTGCTGTATTTAAAGCTTTAGCTCCCATACCTGCTGTAAGACCAGATAATAATGCTTTACTACCAGAGCCACCTGTTTGTGCATATGTAGCTAAACCTGCTCCTATACCTGCTGCTGCTGCTGCAGATAATCCTGAAGCACCTATTAAACCACCCATAGCTCCTGCTCCAACACCTGTTAAAAGACTACCACCAAGCATTGAACCTAACATTGGTGCTAGAAAAGGTAAGAAAGCTTCTGGTTGTCCTGTTTCTGGATTTACAGTTAAAGGCACAGCAGATGCTAGTCCTTTTACTTCAGCAGGATTAACATGAAGAAGCATAGAATCGCCAAAACGACCTTGAGCTGCTACATTTTTAGTTTGTTGTTGAATGTCCATTACCTATCTTCCTCTTTTGTTTCACAGCCAAACATATTAAAACTCATGTCTACTGCACTTGTATAAACTTTTACTACATCTGTTTGATTTAATGTTATCCCAATTACTATAGTTAGGGAATCGTTTGCTGCTACTGATTTATCGTAATATAAATACTGTTTATCATCCGCACCTGCTCCAGCTACATGAATACTTAATCTAAATGTTATTGCTGAACCTGTTCTATTTGCTGCAACAATAGAACTAACTGTGGTTTGTGTCATATCAGGCACAGTATAAAGTGTAGTAACTGTTGTTGCTGCAGGGTCTAATTGACCTAATACTTTTAAATTATCAGCCACTTGTCATCCCCATTAATAAAAATTGATGCCTCTTAACACTTTTGCTTGCTACAACACTTTGCATTTTTTGTAATTTATCTAATTCTATAGCTAAATCTTGTACTGCTTGTTCTATAATTCTTCTTGTAACTGCTTCATCTGTCGTATTATATTCTTGTTGTGCTAAAGGTAGTGCTATTGTTTTAGGATTTGCCATTATCTTTTACCATCTGGTCTGATATCTAATCTTAAATCACCTAGTCTCCAACCATAATCAGCAGATGAATTAGATACTTTGATAGCACATTGCCTGCTTCTTGCTCTGGTATTTGTAAATGTAGAGTCAGGAGTTACTGATACTGTTGATAAGGTAGACAAATCTTGTAATGGATAATCTCTACCTTTAATTGTTATTGTTACATCATCTGTAGTAGATTGTTGGTCCCTAAATTCTATATCAGGTATTATCTTATTTACTGCCATATATTTTTCTCCATCTGGGTCTAAATCAAAATCACTTGATTCAATATATGCAGTAAAATCACTACCATCATTACTATGTCCTACTTCATGTGCGAACAAGTAGTTATTATTATTTGTACTACTATTTTTACTAGCTGCTATAGGGTTATTTAATATATGAGCTTCATCCCATGCAGTTCTAACAAAATCATCTGTTGTAGTGCCTATAGACCAAACTTGTTCTAAATAGTTATACATTACATATTTATCTACTTCTAAACTATCTCCTGATGGATAGAACCACATAATTTCATTAGCAATGTTATTAACTGCACCAAACACTTTAAATGCTTGACCTTGGTTTAAATCACTTAATACATAGTCTAATACAGTACATGGTAATCTTTGAGCACTACCTGCATATGTATAAAATCCACCATTGTCCATAAAGTAAACTTGATTATTAGCATTAACTGCTGCATTAGGAGATATTAAAGATGGACCATTAGCAACTTCATTAAATGAAAATACAAATGGTGCACCTACAAATCTCATAGAAACTATACCTACATCAGTCCATATAAGTATTTCTTGTCTTGTTCTTAAGGCTCCTACTATAGTAGAACCCATTGATAACTGTACTCCACCAGCTTGATTGGTTGCTGTTGGTGTCCAATCAGTAATACTTTCTGTATCTGAAAATCTAACTAATAAAGGGTCTAAATTAGAAGAGCCTATAGGATTACAACCAAAAGCTATAACGTGCTTGTCTACATCTGATAACATAATTTGAAATGTTTTTGTTGGCACATTACTAGCACCACCTAAACTTGTAGCATTTACTGCTCTTGTATTGCCACCAGCAGATTCATCCCAATAATAAATACCGCCAGACCTAGGATTTAATATAGCATCATCACCAAAATTATCTATTGACCATAATCTTAACTGATTACTTGATACTAAATTACTTGTAGAACCCCAAGCACCTGCACCCCATGTACCTGCACCCCAACCTGTAGATTGTACATATACATCTAATCCAGAATTTAACTGATAAGCTCCATCTACACCAGAGCCACCATTACCAGTATCACTAGAATTAGCTGTTGCTGTAGCTGTAAATGTATAAGTATTAGCAGTAGGTACTGAATCTATTTGATATTCTTGATTTAAAACTGTAGCTGTTATATTACCGCCTAGACTTACAGCCTGACTAAATGTAACAAAATCTCCTGTAACTGCTCCATGGTCAGTATCAGTTGCTGTTATAGTAGTGCTGCCATCAGTAGCAGAAAAAGTAATAGCATTAGTCGCTGTCTCTCGTATGGGGGTAACATCATTGTAACTATTTCCTTCTAATACATAAAATTTTTGATGTGTTCCTAAAGTAATATAATCTGTACCTACAGAAGCTTTATATGGATATATTTTTCTACAAGTGCCTATAAAACTATTTGTGCTTTGTTTCTCCCATCCACCTATTCTTTCAGGTCTACCTTTTCTAAATCTAACTTTATCTGCATCAAACCAACCACCTTCGTTACTATAATTAGTACCTTCTTTGTTTATACCTGGTTTAAATACATATTTTCTTAATGGCATTATTTATACCTCGTGCCATTCTTTACCTTCAAAAAGTAAAGCTTCTGCTTCTCTTCTTCTGATAAGTCCTTGTAAAACTTTACCGCCTGCTTTATTCCAGCGTTTTATTTGTGCTGGAACATCATCATATTCTTTAGCATTTAATACTTTTAACATAGTAGAAGCTTTTAAATTTGCTGGTCCTAAATTAAATACCCAAGATACTAATGCATCAAATTGATTTTGTTTTAAATCAACAGTTACTGCATCATTTATATAACCTTCATATTCTTCCATTTCATGCAAAAGTAACTTATCTGCTTCTTCCTGAGTAATAGTGTCGCCTTCTTTAACGCCTTTGGTAGAGCCATATCCTATTGTTAAAACTCCTGCTGCACATTTATATGCTTCTAACTCGCAACCTTCAAATTTTTTAATAAGGGATAAACCTTCTTGTGATATGTTCATGCTTTTATTCCTCTTTTGTTGTAGTAACTTTTCTATAATAGACGACAACTTCTTTAAGTTCATTTATGTACCTCTTTAATTCCTGCATATTATATGCCATCAACTCATAATCAGGGACTGACATAGCAACAAATACTAGTTGTCCTTGGTCTTTTTCTACTTGTACTAAAAATTCATCAATGTTTTTATTTGATACTACATACCAATAAGGGTCTTTTAAATCTATTTCCCTTGGCATTATAGGTTGCACTATAGTTCTTTCTATAGGTTTAGATATGACTTCAACCTGTTGTTTACTTGGTATCAGACTGCAACTGCAAGCCATCATCAAGACTGTCGATATTACGACTATCTTCTTCAATGCTATCAAATACATCTTTAGTTCCTTTGTTAATACGAGGTTCAATAAGACCAGGTTTAGCTGATGCTAGTTTAGTTAAATTATGTCGTTTAAATATGTCAAGGTATCTTGACATTTCTTGTTCTATTTCTTGATTACGACTTTGAATTTGTAACAAACTATCTGTTTGCAAAGTAAAATCATTTTGCAATGATTCTATAGCTAATTTTTGTTCTTGGTTTCTTAGTTCAAAAGCTTGATTAAGAGCAGAGAGTTTAGAGTTTTCATTCCATAACAAATAGCTACTTAATACTAAAACTACTATTATTCCAATTAAAACTTTACTCATCATTTCCCCATGTATATACCTGTAATGGTTTAGACTTGCCTTTAACCTCTATTGGTTCTAATAATTTTAACTTAAATTTAGACTTTTTGGCAGTTTCTTCGCCTATTAATGTTCCTACACCTGCAACCTTGGTACTTGATTCTAATCTTGCAGCAACATTACATGGGTCGCCTATAAGAGAAAATGCAAATCTATCAGTTGCTCCAAAGTTACCTGCAATACAAATACCGCTATTAACTCCAATACCTATTGCTATCTCAGGTATACCTTCTTCTTTAAATTTAATATTTAACTGGTCTATGTTTTTTTCTATTTCTTGTGCTGCTTGCAAAGCTAAATTATGATGGTCATCTTGTGGAATTATTGTATTCCAATGAAACATACCTGCATCACCAATAAACTTATCAGTGCATCCAAAATATTTATTAGCTGCTTTTACTTGTACATCTAATACATTATTCATAATGTATGTGACCATTTCAGGTTCTACCGATTCAGATAAACTAGTAAATCCTCTAAGGTCTGTAAATATAATACTACAGTCAACTCTATTACCATTTACTTTACAAAGTTCTGGGTTATCTTGTAATTTTTTAACCATTCTAGGGTCAAGATATTTACCAAATTGTTTTTTAACTTGTTGTCTTAATTTATATTGCTCTCTAAATCTAAGATAAAAGCCTATAGAAGCTGTAATAAATTGTGATATTAAAGTCCAACTTACATCAATTAAGATTCCACGCTGTATAAGATAGTGTCCAAAAAATATTGTTGAAAAGAATAATAGACTGGTCAATGTTATTCCTGCCGTCATTCCAAAAATATTTATACATAACCAGACAAAAGTTATTGTTATCACTAGAATTAATATTTCAGCAGCTA